CTTTGCGCTTGCCTTTGGGCATTTGCTTGCTCAGCTCGTTGTTGATACTCTCTTTCAACTTCTTGTCTAGCTCTCTGAGCGGCTATCTGCTTTTCACGGCCAATAAGCGCATTAACATCAGCCTGGGTAAACGTCTTTTCAGACATCTCTCCGGGTTGTTGCATTTCAGGCGAAGCTCCGCTTCCTAAATTCTGTTCATCCATAAACATACCTTCCATTTTTTGCACTTGTTACCCGCTGTGCGCGGTTGAGCCTCTTTCGATGAGTTCGTCGACTTAATCCTTAAGTCGAAAAGTAATCCGGCGTTTAGAGTGACCGTGCACTGTCTGATCCACCTGGTTGGAATCGAACCAACGACTTGACCCCGGAGGCTTTAACTCCAAAATCCCCTCTAACCAACTGAGGTACAGGCAGGTAATTTAAATACTTCTAATACCAGTTTAGATATCCAATAACATAAAGTCAACTTTCTTTTGAAAGAATAGCGACTGATTATAGATACATATACAAAACCCCAATTTCCTATACATGTCGGACCGGTCATACATAGATAATCGTCCTTTTCTATACATGTTTACCCCCCCCTACTCCCGCTAATGTTGCTAATTCTGCTAATTTTCACGGAAGGGGAGGGGATTACTTCTTCGATTTATATTTCTTTTTAGATTTTCCCGCAAGAGATAACATTATGGCTATGGCTTGCTTCCTTGGCTTAGTGGAAGCCTCAGCTTTATAATTAGCCGCCATTCCTGGTTTAGTTCTTGCCTTCGGACCCTTGATTAATGGCATATTATTTTTTCCTTAACTTGCCAAGAGTCTCTGCTAAGTTAGCTCTCTTACGCATTAGTGGATTCTTACTCTTTTCTGCCTTCTCAAGTTTGGCCTCTGGTATTTTCTTACCGGGTTTCACGTGTAACATTTCATGTAAGGCGCCTGGCTTTTTTATGGCATCCTTAATGAAATTCTTCTTACCTTTCATGCGTCATCTCCTTATTTTTTTCATTTACCCGCTCGAACGTGTCAGCCATTGACGTTAAGTCACGCAAGACTTCTCTTACATTCTCAGATTCTTGTTGGTGTGCTTTTTGGTCAATCTCCATTCCTTGGAGTTCGATTTTAGCCATGGTCTCGATGAACTTAGTCTCAGAATCTTTTTCTTTCAATGCCATTTGCGCTGCATCAAGTCGAGCCTTCTCTTGGATGGACATTAGGCCCAGCTGTTCGATACTTGGTGCTTGTAGGGCACGTTGAGCTTGAGCCATATCAATTTGAGCTCTCTGCTTCTCTATCTGAGCCTGTTCTTGCATCTGCTGAGCTTGAGCTTGCTGCATCTGAACTTGAGCTTGTTGTTCTTGTTGTTTCTGAGCGGCTTTCTGCTTCTCGTACTCTGCGGCTTTCTCTTTGATGCCCTCGATACCTCGAATCTCAATGTTGTCGAGAAGAATCTGGGTTCCGTTTTGTCCCATAAACTCCGCAAAATCAGGGGAAGCTTGCATTAAGCTGATAATGGTATTTAATGCGATTTCCTTCTGCATTGCAAAATTAACGCCCGTCTCAACCTTAACTTCCAACGAGTTCGGGTCATAGTTCATATAGATGGAGCCTTTCTTATTAATCTCCATGTGTGAACGTTTACCGTCTGGCAAAAGAATAGGGAGGCTTCGTGGTGTTCTGTAATATTTTGGTATTAGGTCAAGGACAATCTGAGCTACACGATTAAGTGCTTTAATGTAACCTATAACATAAGGCATAGATGCGTTGTTGCTTTGGAGTGCCGACCGAGCAAAAGCTATACCGCTCATTGTATTTTGATTCTGTCCCGCTGCACCATCGTATGAACCAAGGATGACCTGTGTTATCTCATCTGACATTCTAAACGTCTGGCTAATTTCGGGGGGAATTGGGGTTCTATTAACCTCACGAGGGGGAGGTAATTGTACGTCCGGGCTGCGACTATCAAGAAAATGATTGTACACCAAAGTGTCCGCTTTCTGAACATTTTGGTATGCCGTTTGGTAATCCTCTGGGATTGACTCGATGGCCACAATGAACTTATGCTGAATCGTATTTTCCAATTCATTCGCCAAAGACTGACCAGCGTAGTTTTTGAGTCGCTGGATTCCTTTAGCGTGATAGACATAAGGGCGTGTCATTTGTCCTGTTGAACCAGACTCCGTTATCATGACAGAGTTACCGTCTACGAAAACGAGAGGGAGGTGTTTAAAATCCGTTTCAACATATTCTAGCACCTGAGACTCGCAAATGCGATATCGACAAATAGTTTCAATCGTTGTCATTCTTGGTTCGCCAACCGGCATAGGAGGCTGTTCTATATGAGATTCTTGCTCCCACATTTCCAGGAATTTTTTGTAAGATTTCTCAGTAACAACGTGTCCATTTGATAACTTGATAATCTTTTCTTTCTTGCATTTCTTCTCATACAAATCACATACAAGAATGATGTCTTCCATCTCATTTTTGAATGACCAGTTAAATCCGGCCATACTTCGTGTAAAGGTCATAAGCTTAGTGGCTTCCTTGCCGTACTGCTCCTCAAACGCTTTACGAGTCACAGGGGAAAGCTCGCCGCAATAACGACCGTCTCCCTTATGGCTCTCTCTTGCTAGTGGATCAAAAAAACATAATGTTGGGTCAAAAACTCGTGTAACGCATATCTTCTGTTCAAAGCTCATTTCATTAACGTAGTCGGTCATTACCTTAACAACGGAAAAGCCGCCTGCAAGTTGGTCAGTCATTAGGTTATAAGCGAGCATGTCATTGGATGATTCGGAGAAGATAGCGCCAAGGTGCCCTTCTAGGACCTTAAGAGTTTCTGTGAATTCCGGTGTAAGTGAGGAAAGGGGAACGCCGTCAGCGGCTCTAACATTGATGGCTGGTTGCTGTTTAGCGAACTCACCACGTAACCTTGAAATATATGCCTCGAGAATATTAAACTCGATAGTAGGGCGACCGGTTGTAAGTAATGCTGCAACTTCCTGTTGATTCATTGATGACTTAAATACGAATCTCATGAACTCGTTAAATCGGTTTACGTTCTCACTAAAGTACTCCTGGGATTCTTCCACAGTTTTCTTTAGTTCGACGAGCCTATCAGAATACTTCTTTGCGACCTCTGTCATAGTTTATTGCGTTCCCTGCAGTTAACCTATCATTGAATGTCTTATTCAACTTACTTAAGATATCACTCCGTGTGTTACCTTTCTTATCTATACTATATACCGTCTTATCAATTAGTGCCAGTCTGATTGCATCGGCAAAAGTATCGGCAATATCATCATGACGATGAGAATCGTTAGCTGTTATTGAAGTCATGTGCTTGATACAATGGTCTATATGTTTTGCGCCTTTAGTGAAAGATATTAATTTGGAGGCTACGTATGGCTGAATTTCCAAAAACCGCTGCGTTTTACTTCCTGATGCCCTGGTTCGCTCCACTTCTCTTATGGTTATTCCTCGCAATTCTTTCAAAACGCTTACGAGAGTAACGCCAGTGGATTTCTTTTCTATAGCCGCCATAAGAGGGGGCAATCTATGTCGTGTGCATTCAGTATAAAAATCTATAAAGGAGTCTTTTAGATCTTTTGGTTCAACCCTGAGCTCAATAGTGTCAAGCCAATGTAACCCAATTTCTCCAGATTTCTTGCCAAAGTTAACAATTTCATAGATGCCCCAAAAAGAGAAAACAGTCGCATCATTCCAACTCTTATCCGTCTCTGCCGTATCACAAGTAATAAATGTAATAAGCATCTCGGGCTCTTCATCTAGAGTAACAAACCACTCTGGTTTAAAGAGACCGCCACCTGCTGGAATAGGATTCTGCTGGAACTGAGAGGCAAATACATAAGGGTCTTTTTCTTGCTTAATTAGTAATGATTCCAATGGAAACGCTTCAGGATACAATGCATTTCCGCATCCATCTACGCTTTGCAGTATTATCTTCTCCCACTCATAACCATCTTTACCTTCAATGAGATAAGCCGCAAGGTCAGCCTCGTGAACTCTTTGCCCAATGTAAATATAGGGAACATTGACGCCACGAGCACGTTGCTGAATTGTCTCTCTGTAATTCTCAATAACGCCTTCTCGAATAGTATTTGAATGAGCTTCATCAATCTTATGAGAGTCATCCATTATCACGGCGCCACTAAATCGGTCCAACCCAGGCAAACCGCCATCTTGTCCAACGATAGCACCAGCAGAACCAAAAGCTGCAATAGAACCACCAGCAGTAGTTTGAAAGAATTCCTTAGCTTTAGAGTCCCAGCGAATACTAACATCAAACAAGTATTTATAATGCCTAAGACCAATAATGCGTTTAATTGTTTCAGTATGTTTAGCCGCAAGAGACTTGGAATAAGAAATGTAAAGATAACGGGAATCAGGATACTTAGACAAAGTCCAAGCCACCCACATACAGAGGAAAGTCGACTTACCGTGACCTGGGGGGACATTGATTATAAGTCTCATACTTGGAATTTGGAGTCTTGCCGCTCGAGTAAGCGCTCGAGATATTGTAATTGCATGAGCCTCCCGTCCAATAGGATGCGAAATTATAAAATCGCGTCCCGTCAGCAGTGGGTAGAACACCTTGCAGAACTCGAGAAGACTTCCTTGAAGCTCCGAGACCAGAGTTTCCTTTTCCAGATCTATTTTCTTTGTCATTCTTCATTTTAATCCCAGTCAGCATCTAATTCATCATCATCTTCGAATTCATCATAATCTGGATTTTGTCTTTTCATTTCATTTTGATATTTCTGGTAGTATCTATTAGCTCTTTTTTCATAACAATCCGCATCTCTTTGTATACTTTCCATATGCCCAATACATTCGTTTACCATCTTGCATAACTCTGTCTTAGAAGGCAGAGAGTATGCCTCTTCTATTGCTTCTTGCAACCATTCTATCCTCATTATAATAGACCGTTTTTGTTCTATTAAAGATTCATTAGATTTCTTATTTGCAACAAGCATTATTTCATTAAAAACATCTTCCAGTTTTTCTAGAGATCGTATTAACTTGGGAATTTTAGGAAGCTCAACCTCTATACCATCTTCTTTTGGAGTAATAACAAAATCAAGACCATAATCATATGATACTCCATGCTTTTTCCCTTCTCGCTCTTTAATCATTTTTTTAGCTACAAGTATATCGTCAAGAGTGATTGAGTCTTTATTCATAATTTACTTTATCCTGTCATAAGATTATCAAATCGTGTGTACTGTCCCACAAATGTTAAGTGTATCGTACCTATAGGCCCATTGCGATGCTTGCCAATGATAATCTCGGCCGTTCCTTTATCTGGACTATCCTCATTGTAAATCTCATCTCGGTACACAAAGGCGATAAGGTCCGCATCTTGCTCGATGGCCCCTGAATCCCGAAGGTCTGACATGATAGGGCGCTTGTTAGGTCGAGCTTCTAGGCTTCGGTTTAACTGAGATAGGGCGATAACCGGCACTTTAAGTTCTTTAGCTAATGATTTTAATGCCCGCGATATCTCGGATATTTCCTCGACTCGGCCCCTCGTATGTCCAGGAATCTGCATTTGCCCTATATAATCAACAACGATAAGTCCTAGATCGCATTCCCGAGCTATACGGCGAGAACGAGCGCGAACTTCCATTGGAGATAATGATGCTGAATGGTCAATCTTAAGTTTTGCGTTGGTTATGATTGGAACTGCACTACTAAATCTTGCCATGTCTTCTTCATTTAATATGCCGGTACGCAATTTGTTCTGGTCGATACGACCAATAGATGAGAGCATTCGAGTTAATATATCCTCTCCGGACATCTCCATACTAAAGAAAAGTACGGTCTTATCGCTCTTTATTGATGCATATTCGGCAATATTCATGGCAAAGGAAGTCTTACCCATGGAAGGTCGGCCAGCAATGATTATAAGCTCTCCTGGATTTAAGCCTGTGGTTATCTTGTCCAGGTCCCTAAAGCCAGTCTCAAGACCAGTAATCTTGCCCTGGTTCTGCATTCTATGATGTATCTGCGTTATTGACCGCGCAAGAATATCTTTTGCATCTTCAGGCCCAACCACCTTGTTGCTATGCTGCGAGATATTAAATATCTTTTGCTCTGCTAGGTCGAGAACTTCAGCGGTTGTCCTACCCTTGATATCGAAGCCGGACTCTACCATGTTAGTTCCGGCATTTATTACCGCTCTTCGAACATAATGCTCATAAACAACATTAGCGTAGGTGCCAAGATTGGCAGCGCTTGGAGTGTTATGATGAAGCTCACCAAGATAAGCAAGACCACCAACATCATGCAGTTTATTAGTGTCCTTGAGGTGTTGTGATACCGTTATTACGTCAATAGGTATTCCAGCTTTCATGAGATGCATCATAGACCTATAGATTAGCTGGTGCTCTATGCGATAGAAAACAGTAGGCCTAAGCCGTTCTATTGAGTCCAAGTGCAAAGAGTCTTCGCATGTCGTTAGCATTAAACCGCCAAGCACGGCTTGTTCAGCTTCAATAGAGTGAGGAGGAATCCTCATGTGTTGTAGCGTTGTGTCTTCTTCCATGATTAGCATCCTGCTTAAAGTGTATATTTTATCTTTCTGTGATGGCCCAAATTGCTTCTTTAATACCCTGAAGCTCTTTGTTTGTTTGAGCAAGCTCATAATTTACACTCCAAACGTTTTCTTCTAACTCCTTAAGGGATGCTAATGCTGTGAGCAGATGTTGCTCATACGGTAGCTCCTGCTTAGGGAAACAAGCTTCTATCTTTTGTGTTTCTGTTAACTCTTCGTCTGGCGCCATTATTTATTCCTTGTTTAATCAAAATCCAAAATCTTTAAATCTATCATCGAGATTATTGATGCATTCACGACAACGTTTTATACTTTCTTGCTTATCCTCAGAAATACGAAAATCACTTAGTGGAGAATAATATTTCAAATGCTTAAGCTCGGTTTCCAATCTTTTTAAAATAAGGATTAATTGGTTTACATTTAAATGCTTTTCCTTGTAAGTATCTTTTACTTCGATCCTTAATGAAATTGAATTATATTCATAATATTCCCCAATCTTAACCCTCAAAGATTCTTCACGTTCTTGTGATATAAATGGCTGCTGATGAGGTTCAAGAGTCAAAACTATGGTTGGAAAATGCCAAAAAGTTACGATGCAATTCTGCAATATAAGCTTTTCTATCCCTGTTACCTCCAAATCAGAAATAAACTTATCCCAATCTTTAGGTTGTGACGTATCAAGCTTCATTAATGCACTTCCTCTTCCGGTGCATACTCAGCCTCGATAGCTTCAGTGCCAGCTTTTAGTTTGTCTTGCAACTTCTGTTGGGCTTCTTTAAGCATGGTTCGTCGGGCATTAGCTTCGTCTGATGAATCAAAGTCACCTTTCCTAGATATGCAAAGTAGGACATCGTAGACACCTTGGTCATTGAATCGGTCTCTCAGGTAGTTCGCAACAACACCGAAGAGCCATTTGCATGAATCCTCGACATCTTCTTTCTGAGCACATTCGATACGTAAATTCTTCCACACATCATCTTTGTATTCGGTCATATCAAGGGCTTTCTCGCCTGATTCTGATTTGTATTCTGCAATCGCTTCGTTAATTAGGGCTTCAATTCGTTCTTCTTTAGTCGTCATTTTTCGTAAGAATCCTTATATTCGTTATATGTTTCATCATTAGAAAGAGCCTTTAATCTCCATCTCATTGAAAAGTAATCTTCTAAAAGAGCGCAATCATCTACATCTACACCATCTTTTGCATTAATATGCTCAATCTTTAATTGACATATAAACTGCTCGCACATAATTACTAATGTTTCTATATACTTTAGTTTTAAACCTTTAGTCATTTACTTTCCTCATATCTCTTTATAATCTCTAAAACAACTTCTTTTGGACTCGCATAGCAATCGCCTCTCATTTTTATCTTTGCCTTGGCTGCATCAATATCTGCAAAAGTTAGAGCTTCTCCTGTAGAGAGCTTTTCTACTTTAATATGTAATGATTTTATAATCTCATCTTTACATGCAAGCTTATCCCTCCACTTCATGTCCTTCTCTGCTTCAACATCGTAGTATGCCTGCTGGAAGTACACCTCGAACTCATCGATTAAGTCTTGCAAGTGCTGCTCAGAGGTATAAGGCTCTTCATGCTCTATGCTTTCTCGAATTAGTTTCTGAAGCTGCTTCAAGACTTTATATGCAAGCTTCATTTGCTTTGTGAATTGTTCCATTACTCTTTTCTCTTATTAGCTTCAAGCAATTGTTCTTCTAGATTTTCTTTCTCTATCTCAAGCCATTTGATCCTCTCTACAAGGATGCCTTCCTTTCGCCAGCATGCTATTGCGCAATCTCGATACTTATCGTGCTCTTCTTTAAACCATTTATAGACCCTTAATATACTCCTATAATATCCATAGGACATTTCTGCATAATCATCATCAGGAACGTGATTATAATGTTCTAATACATCGAACTCTTCTATTGCGTCCTCTATATCTTCAATAGTAGGGCACCATGGCAGTTCTCCTTCTGGATCGGAAACTTCATCATTACCCATTAATATGCCTTCTTCTCTTTACCTTCAATCAAGGCGAACAGAGAGATTGCTTCATTAAAGTTTGCATAAGCATGTTTTATCTTTGAGATCATCAAGCTAAAGTAGATATAATCTTTCTTGGTTAGATTCTCGTCTAGCTTCCTAAACTCTGGAACAAAAATTTGTAAAAGAGTAAGAATCTCTCCTATCTCTTTATCCACAATCTCTTTGTCTTTCTCAAACATATCTATAAAGTCTTGATCTGAAATACTCATTATTCTTCCTTCTTATTCGCCTTGTGTAAAATATGTTTTTTGAATCTCTATATGGGCCCATTCGAGCTCGTCTAAAATAATATCTATCCCTGCATGTCTATTCTTATGTTCCTTTTCTTCACATAGAATGTCCAGCTCAATAAACAAGAGCATTTTCTTCAAGTTGGCTATAGCTCTTCTGCAAGATATTTCGCAAAACTTATCACCAACGGGTCTTTCCAAATATTCATTTATGTAATTTTCGGTTCTTTCTTTTTTATCGCCAAACATATTCCTAATAAAGTGTTCGGCCCATTCCATCATCCAGTCTATATCGCCAAGCATAAAGAAATATTTCCCATCAGCGTACCTTTTGAACTCTATGTCCGTTTCAAGGTTTAAAATGATACGCTTTATGTAAAATACAGCCAAAGCGCAATTGTCATAATTAATATGCATTAATATTCTTTCTTATTAACTTCTGCTAGCTGTAATTTCAGAGCCATGAGTTCAGCTTTAATGCTTTCGTTTTCGCCTTGCAATGCTTCAACTGCCTTTCTATCACCGAACACAGTAGGAGCAAGTTTAGATGCGTGCCATTTCTTTGTATCTACCATTAGGCGTCGTGAAGCAATGAAGCCTGGGTCAACTCTTTGCGTGCCTTGTTGGTCAGTTATGTAATCAATTTCCTTTGCAATATCCTCACAATCGTCTGCCATCCAGTGAGCTTGCTGTGATTTAGCTAACTGATAATGGACGAAAAACGTAGGATATTTCCAGCACCAAAGATTAATTGAGCACTGATTTGGCATGTTTTCATCTTCTGCGCAAAGAGCTTTAACACTCTTAGGGCTAGATGCAATTCTATCGCAAATATATTCTGCCAGCTCTTCTGTAAATATAATAGGTCGTCCTGTGGCTGGTTTATGAGCTGCAATCTCAGCCTTAAGCTGTTTACATGCTTCACTCTTTTTAGCATAATATGCTTCCTGAGCTTCGGTATGAACTTTCTTTCTTTCAGGTTTAATATTCTTTTTCGAAGGAGGTGACTTCTTTTGTTTTTCTATTGGAGCGTCTTTTTTTGCCATCTTTTAGTTCCTCAATTTTCTCTTCATCTATTTTCGGTGCAGTTTTATCTATGAGTCCTGTACCACAGCATAGCGGGCAATCCTTAAGTACGCCACCTGAATTATCATGAGTCCAGACTGCGGTCTTGCCGAGCTGGTACATTTTCTTTCTACCGGAACATCTAAAGCAACGGCGCTTACCCTCTTTGACTTCACTTCCTTTTCTTAAGTCCATAAAAACATCCTTATCTTATATATACGTACTAAGACTTTACCATAAAGTCAGAACTCCAAAAAATTATTTTACAAATATTTAATAAAAATAGTTGCATTGCGGCCATGCTTGAAGTATACTTATCTCAAGTCGAAGCAATAACGCTTAAACAACATGAGGGCCGAAAAAATGATTACAACAGCAGACGAGTTTCACAACCACCCAGAATTTTTAAACAGACTTTGGAATAGATTTATGATTACTCCAGTTCATATATATCAATTGAATTGCGGAGCACCTACAAAGAAAAGAGAGAGAACAAATAGAATCGTTGCAAATATGTATGAGCAGTTTTGTATAGATATGGAAAATGGGTTGGTATAAAAATGAGTGATGCACAAGAAATGACACAAGATTTAATGGATTATTTAGAAGGAACTTTGTTTGAGATGTACCATGAATTCGAAGCTCATAAAAGAATGAGATTTGAATGCTCACATGAGGATTCGGAACTTGAGGGGACTGTTTATCAGCAAACTGGGGAAGAAATGGATTATTTTGAATCAGAAGATGTTACTAAAGAAGAACGTGATAAATACGAGGAAATATATAATAAATATTATGAAGATTTACAGGTTATGCTTGATGAAACAGAAGATTTTACGAGTGCTGAAATGAATCCTTATTTTGAGGGGGATGAGGACTTTTTTGAAATTATAAAAGAAGGAGCATATATGGAAAGGACTTTAGCTGCATTGAAATCAATAAATAATACTAAGGAATAAAAAATGAAAAAAGAAAATAAAAATAATTTCACAGACCTAGATATATTGAGATTTATAAAATTCTCAAAAATGGTCGAAATTGATGAGTCATTAAAGCCTTTGCTTGATAAAGTTATTGAAAAAGAAGAATTAAACAACAACGAGGAAAAATAAAATGTTTTACGAAGTAGAAAGTTCATTAAGAAGCCTAATAACTGCAGAAGAGTTTACATCAATGATAGGAACTGCAATAAGCAATATCTATAACGATTCTTCATCTATATATGCAGAAATAATAATAGAACGAGAAGCAGCTAATAATTTATATTTAATATATTTAGATTTCTGTAGATCGAAGAAAATAAAGCCAATTACATTTAAAAGAATGGAAAGTTGGCATTATGCAGACTCACAAAAATTAATGAGAAAAAAGGAAGAGGAATAAAAATCCTAAGCCATGGATGGCGTCTATTCTAAATATTTTTTAATCTCTTCTTGTGCTTCTTCAAAGCTGTATGCAATGACAATGGTATAATTCCACACTCTTAATTTCTCATGGTATTCCTTCTGAACTTTAGACAATTTCCCCTTTGCCGATTTCATTTCTATAAACATTCCAGGTATAAAATGCCGCTCCCTTTTAGGGGGAGAACCAGGATGATATATCTCAAAAACCTTTGGCACTAAAAGCATCAGGTCAGGAAAGCCGGGCGTCAAACCCATAGCCTTCATCCTAACGCGTTGCGTTATCCCTAAATAGACACCCGCCGGATAACCAACCAGCAAACCGCCCAAAGTAGGGTAACGCAACTTGAACCACTCTAGTAGTGCTATCTGACTAAGTGACTCTTCATGTTTCATTCTAACTCCTTTTAGAATAAAAGCGCAGCGGGAGAAAATAGTTAAGAAACTCGCACTGCGCACCGTTCTTAAATTAAACTTACTAGGGCCCCGCTAGCGTCTTGTTCTAGCATAAGCTCTCCTTCCATAACCATGAACATAGAAAGTCTCTGCAAACCGCTTTCAAGCTCCTCCAGTACATATTCCCCGTAATACTCGAAATCGCCTGGGGCTCCGCCTGAAACTTCGGAAACTAAATCTTGAGTTAATAGGTTCATTTCTCTTTTCTCCAAATTTGATGTGTTCATAATTTACTTTAGCTTACAAAGCCCCAATATTGCAAATTCCATATTTGCTTATAATGCGATAATCTCACCCTAAAAGCTCCGGTCATGTCTTGTCTTCTCTCTTCCTTTTGCGTTGTATCTTAGCTAGTTGCTTAAAGAACAATTCGTCGTATTTGCTTCGATGTTCTTCTTCGCTCATCTCCTTGTTGCAGAGAAGATCTAACGTAACCTCATGTGCTTGTCGTGCTAATCCGTTTTTAGCCCAGTCCTTTGGTGTCCTCATCATTTTTTCTCCGGGTTCGAGGTATGGTTTATGGAAAAAAGAAAAGATATGGTTTGTTATTTGTTCAATTTTTGAACATCCCATATTAATATTAATATTTCTTTTATAGATATTAATATTAATATTAG